TGCGGACCACGGGCATCTCTGAGGCTGCCTCTTCCCGGAGATCAGGGAGGACAGTCTTTAGGCCGATCGTCATCAAAGAAATATATTTCTCGGCGTAGCGCCTCAGATTCCGGTGATATTCCCGAATCATCCCATCGAGATTCCTGGCTTGTGGTAAATGCTTCGGGATAAACGTTTTGCGCTTCATTTTCGCTCGTTTGATAATATTCGTCGGTAATGTCGTCGAAGCCGCTGTAGACCCTTAGCTCTCCTGATTTCAGGAGGACGAAGACAATGAGGAGCCCCACTCCAGGACAACCGTCCATTCGCATTCGGGACATTCTCTATCGTAGAACGATTCCGAGCGAACATCAAAATATCCCTTATGGCAATTCCCGCATTGAAAACGGTAATTCCCGAGCCACTTGCATTTCTTCTTGTTCTCGCCCAGGGCATTGAATTTAAAGACCCAGACGCCAAAAGCATTAAGCCCCTGCTTTCCATTTAGCACGGCCCGCCTCGGATTAATTTGAGAACTCCTCGATGGCCTTTCCTAAGGAGCTTCTGATCCTTCTCGCGCGAAAGCTCGCGTATGAGAACGATCGTTTCCAATCCGTTTAATGCAAACTGGATTGGCTTCCCATCGCAGAAATCGAACAAGAATTCAAACATCTGAGTCTCTTCATTGAAGTTGACTCGAATGTTCATCTAGGTCACTTCAAAAGCCCTAAATGAATCAGAGCCACATTGTTTGGGTGCTGGAGATTCTCCGAGATCTCTGGAGGAAGCTGGGCTTTGGAGTTGACCCAGCGGAATTCGGAAATCTCTTTATCCGGGTCATTCTTCCAAGTCGGCTTCGCGTCTTCGTCAGCGTGGTGCTCGTAGATATTGAGATGCACGCTTTTCCCTTGTGTGGGCTCGACCATACGAGAGCCGATGAATTTTAGCTTCTTCGCTTCGATCCCCGTTTCTTCTTTAAGCTCCCGAATCGCTCCTTGATGATGACTCTCAAGCGGAGCGATGTGCCCGCCAGGCAGCGTCCAGCGACCATTGTCCCGACGCCGGCCAAATAAAATAGCGTCGCCTTTACGAACGATAATTGATGCACCACGTGATGATGACTCATCTTTTCTCTCCTCTGAATACCCTATCGCTAGGGCTTGTTTGGGATCGGTGACCTTCTGGCCGGACGAAGATTTGAGCGTGCCCTTGGCAAACTCTTTCATCGTGCCCTCAACTCCTGGGTCCATTCTCTCTGAGTCGTATGCCTTTTTCTTATTCGTAACATCCGGCAGCTCCCGAGGCTCAACCTGGGTTAGCTCGCGAGGAGAGCCCCATTGGCCGGCGTCTTCTGGAGCAGCGCCGCTTGGAGCCATAACCCCTGTCCCGCGCGTGGGTAAAATTGTCCTAGCCCGATTCGGAATGCCCGGACCCTTAATCCTGGGATCAGTCCTCGGATCTCTCATGGGCTCGCTCATCGTCTGAGAGATGAATGATTTTGTCTTAGGCTCGGCATTCTTCATGGTGATCATCTCGTTGCGAGGCTCAAACTCGCTTTCTCCATAACCGCCTTGAAAGCTCACCTCTGCCGGCTCCGCATCATTCCCGGATTTTCCGCGTCCGGTTAGATCCGCCGATGCTTTGGCTTTACGGGGCTTGTTTCCCCGCGTCTCAGGCTCAGAAGGACCGGGCTCTGCGTCTGCTTTGGATTTTCCTTCGGGTGGCTCGATGCCTGTGGTGCTCCTGGGCTTGGTCTTTTCCGTTTGCTCACCTTGATTGTTACCGCCACCGTTCTCCTCTTCTGGCTCAGCGCCTGGGACGATCTCGCCGCTCTCCCGGCCTTCCTCGTCTATTTCGGTCTCCGTAGAATATTCATCTCCGCCAAATCGGCTCTCGGTGATCTCCGTGGGATCAAGCACGCCATTCTCTAAATAGATCTGATCGGTCTGGGCGACCTTCAGCCGCATATCAGCTGATTCCAGATCATCGAGAACGCGGAGGGGTTTAAAGTGCGGCCTCATCTCGGGCAGCTCGGGAAAGATGATATCGATGAGGCGGTTGAGCTTTGGCTTAGCGACGTGCTCCTGCTCGGCCTTTAGAAAATTATACCACTGTTGCGATGTCGAATTGCCCGTAGCATTACTGCCATCTGGGCTTTCACCCAGGAGGACTGTATGCGGGATATCCGTATCGGCAACGAGCCGGTTGGCTTGCATTTCGAGGAGTTCCGCGACGCCTTCGACGCTTCTTTGCTTGTTTTCATACTCCTCATCTTTCGTGTCGAGGATCATCGCATTGATGACTGATTTGGTAAAGTTCATCATCTCAATGCGGGCCTTGATCACTGCCTCTTTGCCTGCCCCGATGAGATTGGCGACATTGTTTAGCTTATAGATATCCACGTTGAAATCCGCGAGCATAGCGGCCACGGTATCGTTCGAGACCTCATAATTGCGGATCGAATTGTAGACGCGGTTTAAGATAGAATCGTGCCAATAGTTGTTCCGGATAAATGTTCTACGTGGAACAAGTTGCCCATCGAACCGGATCATCCGGGTCCAATGGATCGGATAGCCCTTGTATTGTGAGCCCATCTGAACATTCAGATAGTAAATCCTTGGGTGTCCGTAGTTTGGACTCCCGAAGTCGTATTCAACGTCAGTAGTGAGAATCCGGAGATCCCATCGACTGAGATCTCTAAGCGCCAGGATCTTTTCCCCTTTAGAGAGCGGCGACGCAGGGTCTGAAGTATCGGTAACAATGTGGAGACAAGCTCCTCCATAAGCTCGTCCCCATTTCCAAGTCTTGAGGAAATTCCCTCTGAGGTCAAGTTCGAGCGCCCGTTCTTCGATCGCTTCTTTCGCATATTGCCTCTGTTGTTTCGTCTGACCTTCGAGATTCGTCCAGCTCACCCAATTGCGGAGAGCATGGTCGGGGATGACATCCACGATGCGCGCTGGAATTCCTCCGCCTGAATAGAGCTGCTCAAAGAATTCTGGAGTATGAACCTCCCAATTGAGATGAGAATGCGTGCGCTTATCGGCGGAGGTTCCGAGAAGGGTCACGAGGTTAGACCAACCGTCTGTGCGGGGCTCTCGGACAACATCCTTGCGGAGCGGGGTTACGTTGTCAATTTTGTTCATGTGCTCTTATCCTCTCACCGTCTCGTTAAAGTCTCAAGCCTCGCGAGCGCAGAACTCATCCGGCCAAAATGCGCCACAGCCATTGAAGCCACGTCCACCGTATCGTCATGCTTTGACTTCGGGCCGGCAAGCGTCATGCGCGTGATCTCATAGACGTTCACCTCCCGAACCCATTCATTTCCCGGCTTATCCGGATTAGGATAGAAGACATTATGGGATTTGTAGAGTGGAGAAACGGCAGCGAGCCGTGCGCCCTTCGAGGTCTGAGGATTGTTCGCCACGATGCCGGGTATCTTATCTTCGCAGAGCTGGATCACGGCGGCTCCGTTCGCCTTTTTCTCAATCTCCTTATGGAAAGCATCTGGGTATTTATTCATGATCTGAGCAAAGGCGTCTAGCTGCTCGTTGATCCCCATCTGAGCCCGGATCTGATCAATAAGGTAAATATTCGCGTCTTTACGGCCCCAGCACTCAAAGACGGCAAAGTCGTTCTCTTCGTCTTTCTCGTAAGTCAGATCTGCGAAAATCCCCAGCTCATCCAATTCGGGCAGCGCGTCGTAATATTGGATATCGTCTATGGTTACGATCGAGCCCTTTACGTTGGTCGGGCTGCCCTGGTACATGGGGAACCAATAGAGATCGGTGACATCGATTCGCTTCTGAGCTAGGTCTGATACGGTATAGCGATCGGGGCAGAGAGCTTCTCCCATCTTCCGACCAACCGGGTCTTTCTCCGGGTTCTCGCATATCGCCTCGAAATTGATATAGGTCCAGCCTTCGAGCTTCGCTAGCTCCCCGATCAGATCATCATCCGTCCATCGGGTGTGCATCACGACGATCGTTCCGTTTGCCTGGAGGCGGGTATTGGCGACGGCGAGGAACCAGCCCATAACCTTTTCCTTGGTTCTCGGGCTCATTGCCTCTTCTGGGTTTTTATATGGGT